CGCGGTATACTTCCTAACAGCAGCTAGCTTCCTAACTTATGGTAATGCATTAAAAGTTGTCCGTGCTGAAACAGCCGGCATGCTTAATGCTACCACAGGAGCAACTGGTCTTTTAGTGAAGAATCGCGATCATTTAGACGACGTAACAACCACAGGCTTTGAATTTATTGCTAAGTATCCAGGTACTTTAGGCAATTCATTAAAAGTAGATGTTTGCCCAGCAGATGCGACAAGCTTTACTGGTTGGGCATATGCTAACCAATTTGACGCGGCGCCAGGAACATCAGATTTTGCTTCAACTCGCAGTTGTTCAAACGATGAAATGCACGTTGCAGTAATCGATGAAGACGGTGCATGGTCCGGAGTTCCAGGAACAGTTCTTGAAACTTTCCCATTTGTATCGCAGGCTTCAGATGCAAAATCACCACAAGGCACATCTAATTACTGGATTGATGTTATTAATGGTACATCAGCATACGTATGGGCAGGAGATGCTCCAGCATTATTAACCCATGCTGGTGATGATACAGCAACTCGAGCTGGCGACTATTTAAATGGTGTCACAGCTGCAGTAGTTTCTGAATCACTTGCAGCAGGTGCTGATAATAATGTACCAACAGTTGGCGAAATTCAACTTGGCTTCGATATGTTCGAAGATGCAGAAACTGTAGATGTAAATCTTTTGTTCGCTGTACCAGGTGCAAATGGTGGTGACGACGTTACTCTTGCCAATGATCTATTAAGCATTGCTACTGCTCGTAAAGATGTAGTTGCATTTGTTTCTCCTCCAATCGAGGATACAGTAGGAACTGCTACACCAGCAGCAGATGTTAAAGCATGGGCTGATCAGCTCACATCAACATCTTATGGTGTAATTGATTCTACTGCAATTAAAGTATACGACAAGTACAATGATGTGTATCGCTGGATTCCAGCTGCAGGTCACATGGCTGGTCTATGTGCTAATACAGACAACGTAGCTGATGCATGGTTCTCACCAGCAGGCTTTACACGTGGTCAAATCTTGGGTATTACAAAGATTGCTTTCAATCCTAAGCAAGCTGATCGTGATACTCTTTATAAAGCACGCATTAACCCAATTGTTTCTTTCCCTGGCCAGGGCACTGTACTATATGGTGATAAGACTGCACAAGCTAAACCTTCTGCATTCGATCGCATTAATGTACGTCGCCTATTCATCACCTTGGAAAAAGCGATTTCAACTGCTGCTAAATTCCAACTATTTGAATTCAACGACGAATTCACCCGTGCAATGTTCCGCAATATGGTAGAACCATTCTTGCGTGATGTTAAAGGTCGTCGTGGTATTACAGACTTTGCAGTTGTATGTGATGCAACAAACAACACTGGCGAAGTTGTAGATACAAACCGTTTTGTTGCGGATATCTACATTAAACCAGCACGTTCTATTAACTTCATCACATTGAACTTCATCGCGACTCGTACCGGCGTTGAATTCTCTGAAATTATTGGTCAATAAGGAGAATAAACAATGGCAATCTTAGGCGTAGATGATTTCAAATCAAAGCTAGTTGGTGGTGGCGCACGTTCTAACCTTTTCAAGGTAGAAATGGGTTTCCCAGCTGGTATCGCAGGTGCAGCTGAATCTGAAGTAGGTGGTTTCTTAATTAAAGCCGCTCAACTTCCAGCATCAGTTATTGCACCAATTACTGTTCCATTCCGTGGGCGCCAACTTCAAATTGCGGGCGATCGTACTTTTGAACCTTGGACTATTACGGTATTGAACGATACAAACTTCTTGCTTCGTGATGCATTCGAGCGTTGGATGAACTACATCAACTCTCACAATGCAAATACTGGTGAAGTTACACCTTCAAATTATTTTGCTGATGCATCTGTGTATCAACTTGATAAAGATGGTGCAGAAGTCAAAGGTTATACATTCAGAGGCTTATGGCCAACAAATGTAGCAGCAATTGATGTATCGTTTGACAACGAAAATGCTATCGAAGAATTCACAGTTGAGCTTCAAGTTCAATACTGGGAATCTAATACCACTTCTTAATAGCATATAAATAATAGCAGAGGGGATAAAACCTCTCTGCTTATTATAACGTAGGAAGATTTAATGGCTGAATTATTTGGTTTCGAAATAAAGCGAAAAGAGCAAGATAAAGAAGATGCTAAAAAGCAATCTTTTGTTGCTCCATTAGAGGATGATGGTTCTAGTTATGTCCAAGCTGGCGGAGGTCACTTTGGCCAGTACATTGACTTGTCTGGAACTGAAGGAGCTAAAAACGAAGCAGATCTTATTAGGCGTTATAGAGATATTGCTATGCATCCAGAATGTGATGCTGCAATTGAAGATATTATTAATGAATCAATTGTATCGGATACTAAGTCTGCACCAATTGATATTGTAACTGATGATTTAGATTTACCTGATAATATTAAAAAACTTGTAAGACAAGAATTTGAAAATATAGTTGAACTATTACAGTTTAACCATTATGGTCACGAAACATTCCGTAAATGGTATGTTGATGGACGTTTATTTTATCATCTTATTGTTGATGAAAAGAGTCCTAAAAAGGGTATCTTGGAGTTACGTCCAATTGATCCTACACGTATTCGTAAAGTTAAAGAAATTGATCAAGAAAAAGATCCAAAAACTGGCGCTCAAATTATTAAGAGTGTCAATGAGTATTATCTTTATCAAGACACCTCGATGTCAAAGTCCAATTCAGGCTTAAAGATTTCTAAAGATGCTATCCAATATACTACATCAGGTTTATTAGATACATCCCGCAAAAACGTTCTTTCTTACTTGCATAAAGCAATTAAGCCAGTGAATCAACTTCGTATGATGGAAGATTCATTAGTAATTTATCGCTTATCAAGAGCTCCAGAACGTCGTATTTTCTATATTGATGTTGGTAACCTTCCAAAAGGTAAATCAGAAGAATACTTACGCAGTATTATGAACCAATATAGAAACAAATTAGTTTATGATGCATCTACTGGTGAAATCAAAGATGATCGTAAGCATATGTCAATGTTGGAAGATTTCTGGCTCCCACGCCGTGAAGGTGGTAGAGGTACAGAGATTACAACACTTCCAGGTGGCGAAAACCTAGGTCAAATTGATGATATTTTCTACTTCCAGAAAAAACTATATAGATCATTAAACGTTCCAGTAAATAGATTAGAGCAAGAAGCTCAATTCTCACTTGGACGTTCTACTGAAATTTCGAGAGACGAAGTTAAATTCCAGAAATTTATCAACCGTCTTCGTAAAAAATTCTCTTGGTTATTCCTTGATCTTCTTAAAACTCAGCTTTTACTAAAGGGTATTATTACCGAAGCCGATTGGAGAAATATTAGAGAGAATATTTCTGTTGACTTTATTCGTGATTCATATTTCTCGGAATTAAAAGAAGCAGAAATCATTAGAGAAAGATTGGAACTACTTGCGCAATTAGATGAGTATGTTGGTAATTATTACTCTAAAGAGTGGGTTCAAAAGAATATTCTCAGACAATCTGATGAGGATATAGATATGATGTCTAAACAAATTGATGCAGAAAGAGCTGCTGGTAAAATTCCAGATGAAGACGATCTTGAAATTTAATTTATTATAAATATATCAAAAGGTGAATTATGACTGAAACAATTGATTTAATTAACGCATTAGCAAATAGTAAAACAGCTGATGCTAATAACATATTTAATGATTTAATGGCAAGTAAATTAAATGTAGCAATTGATACTAAAAAGATTGAAATTGCTAATGATACATATAATGGCGTAACACAAGAATTAGAACAGGAAATTGGGAACAATGAAGTTCAAGGAACTGAGACAGACCTTAACCCTGAGTGAAGCTTCTGAAAAAGAAGTAAAATCATTCAAGGTTGGTAAAAAATCTAAAGCTGTTATTAAACAGAATGGTTCCAAGTTTTCTGTTTATATCGACGGCGATTTGCTGGACGATAAATATAAGAATGCTAAAGAAGCAGAAAAGGCTGCGAAAGAATTCGCAGATCTTAT